TTAGTCTGTTGTGTCACTGTAGTCTCCTATGTGTTCGTTGACTCGTTCTTCGCCCCACATTTTTTGCCAACATTCAGGGTGAACACCACTAATTATCTGCTCCCTGAATGGTGCTGTCAAGGACTGAAATGCTCTGCCCACATACTCACCTCTGAGATAGGTGAATAGTTCGTGTTCTTCTACGGCGATTGAGCCTACCTTGAAGCACACTGGACAACGCTTGGTCATATAAATAGTCTTCATCTCTGAGCCCTTTCTATTTTTAATAGTCTAACTACATCCCAATAATGACGCTCCCACCTGTAGGCTGAGCGCATAGTCAATAATAAAACAGCCAACTGTGTGACTATTAGAATACATATAGCCACAATTGTTCCCATATCTAAATACATATCTTGAACCCTGTTCCTTTCCTGCGGATTACCGCTGGCGCTGGCAAAAAAATAAAGTGGGCTAGCCAGAGCCGAAGCCCTGACTAGCCCTGAAGAACTACTTGACGAACTCCAACGCGGTGACAATTTGGTTGTCATACCACTTGGTTTGACCAGCATTCTCACGAACTGTGGTTGTGAGGTAACCGCTAAGATTAACGGCGAACTCGGCGTTGTCGGCAATCATTGGACGCAATTGACCAATGATTGTAGGGTCTTGAATCGTAACCTGACGGCTAGCGATGAAGCGTGAACGGATTGAACCATCTGGTAGGTATTCTACCTGACGGGATTGGACGATACCTTTGACTACATTGCCATAGTCTCTGATTGACTTAAGCAATGCGTTGTTGAAGGTAAATGAGTTAACTGTGTTCACTTTCGGTCTCCTTTGTTGGGGGCGTATCCCCCGTCACCTTGACGGGGGTAGCCCTTGGTTAGATTTAGTTACAATTAGGACAGTGTGTAGCCTTGTTATATACAAGATGGCAAGTCTCGCATATAGTTTCATTGGCTGTAACAGTGAGACTTGTCTCAATGTCATACAGCCTGTCAGCGATACTGCTGACTGCTTCTGTGAACTCATATCGTTCCCAGATAAGAGTTCCGTCTGGTAGTACGGCTGGTTTAGGCAATCTAGTGATTGCGCCAACCCAGTCGTGACCACTCACTTCTGGAGTGGTCTGGGACCAAACGAACTTGTATTGAAGATTGCCGTCATCAACAATTTGATGGGCAATATCAATATCACGACTGTCCTTCAATTCAAGGCAGTCGGGACATAGTTCGGTTAGGGCTTGGCATTGATAGCACATATTTGTGATTGAGATGCCATTGCTTTCAGTATTCATAACTTCCTTCCTGTTGCCAGCCACCCTGGCTGGAACAGCCCTTAGCAGGACCGCCCTGTCACTCTTGCCCTGTCTCGCCGAGGCGAGACGTTTAGGGCGACAATCGCGTTAAGCGATTTGACAGGAAGCGGTACGCTAAGAAGGAGCACGGTCGGACAGCCAGCCACAGCGCTTGCGCGGGCTGGCACCGACAACGTTGAAGTCAGCAACAAAGGCTCGGCGTTCAGTGGAACGCCTGCTAGGTCTGACACAGCGTGGCTTCAGACACGCTAGGCAGACAGCCTTATGCTGAACGGTGCGTCCAGCATTAGTGACGGTCAGCCACTGATGCTTTGGCTTTTAGTTTTTGTTTTTATAAGCCCGAGCCCCAGTATCTGTATTATTATGGGCGAGGGAGACTGTCTCCTGTTACACGCATCGCTGTACAGGACAGACGACAGTCTAAATTAACAGGAAGGGGTCTTTATGACCCCAGACTGTTTAATTTTGGTAGTCTGTATTGTAGGTAACTACAACAAAGATTTTCCCGTACAAAGCCTATACCTTTATTTCTGTCCTATTATGTCCTAGTTTGGTATAGTTCTAAATATAACTTATATAACAATTTGATAACAAACCGTTCGGTTTGGCTGTTTGAACGGATTAATACTATATAGGGGCACAAAGTGCCCACAGACAGTAGCAAAGTCTTTCGGACTTTGCGTACAGACTGTAATTACTATCTGTTACTAACTGTCTATATAGTTTTAAGATGGGACAGGTCTGTGACTTTTCAGAAGGGTACTAAGAACCCTAGAACCGAAGCGATGGCGGGAGCAAAGGCTAAAGTAATAGCCCTTGTCTCTGAGGGTTGGGCACCCCACAAAGCGATGGCTGAGGTGGGTAAGCAACCCGACACCATTCGTATTTGGTGTATGAGGGATTCTAAGTTTGCCTCTGACCTAGCCCAAGCCAAAGAAGATTCTAAAGAACGGTCATTGACCGCTTTGGGTATATCCAGGGATGAGATTAAGTTTCCTGAGTTTTCAGAAATGTTTTTAGACCAAAAAGTTTTTCCACATCATCAAGATTGGATTGACTTGCTAGAGGGGCAGGAGCCATCTTGGCTTCATAACAATATGATTTATGAGAAGGGCGACCCAAATCGTCTTCTTGTGAACGTGCCACCTGAGCACGCTAAGTCCACCGTGATTACGGTGAACTACTCTACATATCGCATTGCGCTAAATCCTAATGTCAGAATCATCGTAGTTTCTAAGACGTTGGTCAAAGCACGGGAATTCGTGTACGCAATCAAACAAAGGTTAAGCCACCCACGCTGGTTGAAGTTGCAAACAACTTTTGGACCAGAGGGGGGATGGAAGGAAGATTCCGATACCTGGCGTGTTGACACCGTTTACTTGGGAAGCGATGCACGTAATTCATCTGAGAAAGACCCGACTATTCAGGCTCTCGGTATGGGCGGTCAAATTTACGGTGCCCGTGCCGACCTAATAATTTTGGACGACTGTATAACCACTGCTAACGCTCACGAGTACGACAAGCAGATTAACTGGTTACAAAAAGAAGTAATTACCCGTTTGGGTAAAAATGGTAAGTTGTTAGTGGTAGGGACAAGAATTGCGCCGACTGATTTCTATAAAGAACTCCGTGACCCGAAGCATTGGTCTGGGGGTAGGTCACCTTTTACTTATATGGGTATGCCTGCTGTATTACAGTATGCGGAAAAAACAAAAGATTGGGTTACGCTTTGGCCGAAGTCGGACTCTCCGTGGGATGGCGATGATGAGACACCTGACGAAGAAGGACTCTACTCTAAGTGGGACGGACCAACACTAGCACGGCGCCGAGGCGAAGTAACTCCCTCTACTTGGGCGCTGGTCTATCAGCAGGAAGATGTAACAGAAGATTCCATTTTTCCCGCTGAACTTGTTCAGGGTTCTATTAATGGGATGAGAAAGCGTGGTCCTTTGAGACCAGGCTCTGCTGGACATCCAAGTCAAGTAGAAGGATATACTGTTGTAGGATTTGACCCTGCAATGGGTGCAGGTCGTGCAGCGTTTGTGGCTACAACATATAACCGACACGATGGAAAAATTTATGTGTTGGACTGTATGGATATGGCAGAACCTACACCACAAAAGATTAGGCAAGCAATTGAGGATTTTGTTCAAAGGTATAAACCGCAAGAACTCAGAGTTGAAATCAACGCACACCAAAAAGCCTACGCCCTTGACACAGACTTACAACAATGGCTGGCAACTCACGGCGTTCGCCTCAATGCTCACTTCACTGGAAAAAACAAATGGGACACAAGTTTTGGTGTCGCTTCTATGTCCACATTGTTTGGAAGTAGCGCCAATGGTAAACACCAAAAGAACAACCTTATTGAGTTACCAAGCACTGAAGGTTCTGAAGGACTTAAGGCTTTAGTACAACAACTATTAACTTGGAAACCACAGACCAGAGGCAAGACTGACTGCGTTATGGCACTTTGGTTTGCTGTAATTAGATGCCGTGAATTTATGCAACAAAACTCCTACGTTCAAAAGTACGCTCATAATAGATGGGCTACTAGGGCTCAGGCGTCAAAAAGACATTCAATAAATTTAGATGATGCGATTGCAGAGCAATGGCAACAAACCTATGGTTAGGAAGTAAATGCTCTCTATAGAACAAATCTCAGCCCGCGTAGAAAATCTACGTGAACGTGCTAGTGAACGAGACTCACGTCAACAAGATGTACTTGCTGTTCGTAAAGGACAGATTGCAACTGTATATCCAGACTTCTTTCCAGAAGGTATAGATGCTAACGTAGTTGCGAACTTTATTGACATTGTTGCCCGTGACCTATCAGAGGTAATGGCACCATTGCCATCAGTAAACTGTTCTGCAGCAAATCAGGCTAATGACCGTGCCCGTAAGTTTGCTGACACACGTACTCGTATTGCAACAAATTATTTTGCTAATTCAGATTTACAAGTTCAGATGTATACAGGTGCAGACCTATACATCACATTTGGTTTCGTCCCTTTCATTATTGAATTAGACGAAGAAGCAGGGCTACCACGCATCAGAATAGAAAACCCAGTGGGCGCTTACCCAGAGTTTGACCGCTATGGGCGTTGTATTGCCTTCGCTAAACGCTACTATATGGCAGCAGGAGAACTAGCATCACAGTTCCCTGAGTATGCAAATATCTTACTTGGTAAACAATTATACAAGTCAGATATGAATTACCAGTTAGAAGTTATTCGTTACTATGACGACCAACAATCTATACTGTATGTACCAGAACGCAATAACCTAGTTTTATCAAAGGCTAAAAATCCTATTAATAAAATGATGGTTGTAGTAGCACGTCGTCCATCCGTGGATGGCGAAATGCGTGGACAATTTGATGATGTATTAGGTATCCAACTACTTCGTAATAGGTTCGCATTACTAGCGATGGAAGCAGCGGAGAAATCTGTACAAGCACCAATTGTTTTACCTGCCGATGTTAATGAACTTGAAATGGGTGGCGATGCGGTTATCCGTACTGCTAACCCTGCTGGTGTACGCCGTGTTGATTTAAATATTCCACCTGGAGCATTTACCGAACAGGCATTACTACAGCAAGAGTTACGTACTGGAACACGTTATCCAGAGGGACGTACTGGAAATATTGATGCAAGTATCATTACGGGACAAGGCGTGCAAGCGCTTATGGGTGGCTTTGATACTCAAGTTAAATCTGCTCAAGCAATCTTTGCATCAGCATTAAGAGATGTTATTTCTGTTTGCTTTGAAGTAGATGAAAATTTCTTTAACTACGAAAAAACTATTCGTGGTGTAGATGCTGGTAGTCCATATCAGATTACATATCTACCAAGTAAAGACATTAAAAAAGATTATTCTGCAGATGTCAGATATGGTATGTTGGCTGGTCTTAATCCAGCACAAGGTTTAATTTTTATGTTGCAAGCCCTAGGCGGTGGATTAATTTCAACAGACCTTGCTATGCGTGAATTACCATTTGGTATTAACGTAACTCAAGAGCAAGAAAAAATTGAGATTGAGCAAATGCGTAAATCATTAGTTCAATCTTTACAAGCATACACTCAAGCAATTCCACAAATGGCAGTACAAGGTGCTGACCCATCTGCTGTAATTAAGAAAGTTGCTGACGTTATTAAAGCACGTCAAAAAGGTGTAAGCATTGAAGATGCTGTTGAAGAAGTATTTACTCCTGAAGAATTACCTCCTACTGAGGCTGCCCCTTCTATGGTTGAGCAAACGTCCCCTGCTCCCGCTGGTGCTTCAGTAGGAGGCTCTCCTGCTGGTGGACCACCACCATCACTACAAACTTTACTTGCTAGTTTAAATGCTAGCGGAGAAGGAACGGCTAGCGCACGAACTGCAGTACGTAGATAACTTGCGAGGGGATAATGACAGCAATAGTAGGTATTCAAGGTAAAGGCTGGGCTGTATTAGGTGCAGATACTGTAACCTCATATCAAGACAGACCATATGTAGCCAAAGGTTGCGAAAAAATAGTTAAGGTTGGTGAATATTTAATTGCAGTTGCAGGTGATGCAATTGTAGGAGATATTCTTAATAACTTATGGCAACCACCTAAAGTAATTAAAACGCAAGACCCAGATAGATTTATGATGATTAGAGTATTACCATCTATGAAACAAACAATAATAGATGGTGGATACGACCCAACACCTAAAACAAAGAATGATGATGATTCTGGTTGGGATGCACTAGTTTGTTTTAATGGAAAAATATATCAAGTTAGTGATGACTATGGATATATGAAAGATGATAAAGG